CTCATAGTTTAATTTTGCACCGAACAAAAAAGTAAGAATTATGAGATGCACTTTCAAGACAGTCTTCTATGTAAATGGAAGCAAGGAGAGAAACGGAATTGTTCCTATCATGGGACGAGTGACAATCAACGGAACTATCGCACAGTTCAGTTGCAAGCAGAGCGTGACCAAGGCTATTTGGGATGCCAAGGGCAACAGAGCCATCGGCAAAAGCAAGGAAGCCAAGGAGGTGAATTTTGCGCTTGACAACATCAAGGCTCAAATCGCCAAGCATTACCAACGACTTTCCGACCGTGAGGCGTTCGTTACCGCAGAAATGGTGAGAAACGCCTACCAAGGCATAGGTACGGAGTACGAGACTTTGCTCAGAGCCTTTGACAAGGAGAACGCAGCCTTTGCCAAACGTGTCGGCAAGGACAGAGCCAAGAACACTTACAACAAGTATCTTGTGGTGAGAAAGTATGTCACTGAGTTCATCAAGTATCAGTACAAGCGCAGCGATATGGCCATGAATGAGCTTACCGAGGAGTTTATCCGTGACTATTGCCTGTACTTGAAGAATGTTGTCGGACTTGCACAGTCTTCCATTTGGATTTACTCCATACCGCTGAAGCATATCGTGACGGCAGCTCACTACAACGGCAAGATACCGAGAAATCCTTTTGCCATGTACCACGTTGATCCAGACCACAAGGAACGTAAGTTTTTGACCTTGGACGAGCTTACTGCCATGACTGATATAAAGTTGGAAGACCCCAATATGGCATTTGCAAGAGACCTCTTTATCTTTGGTTGTTGGACAGGTATATCATTCATTGACATCAAGAACTTGACTGAGGACAACATCAGCATGGTAAATGGTGCTCCTTGGATAGTTTCAAAGCGTCAGAAGACAGGGGTACCGTTCCAAATCAAGCTGATGGATATCCCTATGCAGATTGTTGAGCGGTACAAATCTTTCAGAAAGGGCAACCATTTGTTCAACATCGGCAACCTTGACAGCATCAACAAGCGCATCAAGAAAGTTGCTGCAATGTGTGGCATCAAGAAGCGAGTTTCATTTCATGTCTCTCGCCACTCTTGGGCTGTTTTAGCCTTGGAGTATGGTATGCCGATTGAGAGCGTGAGCAAGATTCTTGGGCACACGAACATCACCACGACGCAGATATACGCCAAGGTAACAAGCACCAAGCTTGACCATGACATAGCTGTCTTTGAAAGTCGAATCAAGGGGCATTTGTCTGTGATGGGAGGAATGGTATGAAAAGGACTGTAATCACCGTGGACGAAAATGGAATGCTTTCCATTCCGTCCAACTTGGAGAACTTGTGGATGAGTGAGGGAGAGTTGGTCAACATGCTTTATGTCACAGCCCCGAAACTCAACTCTGTGATACGAGCCATATATAAAGAAGGTATGTTGTTGATGTCGGAAGTCCAACAGAGGCAAGAACTTTCCAAAGGTATTTGGCAAACATTGTATGGATTCCCTATAATTTTTGCCCTTTGCTTACGTCTAAACTCTAATGGGGCAGCACAACTTCGTAATGCCATTTTCAAAAGATTATACGAAGCAAAAGAGAAAATAGCTATTATCCTGCAACTCTACGGAGGGACAAATAACTTTAGCTGAATATAGTCGTTTCTTTGACGCTTCGGTTATTTACTGTCGTATTGACGTACTGATTCACTGTCGTATAGAAATGCAGTTATAATGTGATAAAGAAGTATCCATGCAAAGAAGTGTGTAAACATAAATGCACTGATGTCATACATTTTACATGTTTATCGTATGACATATAAAACGTATGACATGCAGGAATACATTTTTGTTCATCCCGAGGAATGGTATTGGCGGTACCCATTCCTCGGGATTTATCTGTCTCATCATTTAGTATAGGAAAAACGAGCCGTTCCTTGGAGACTTTGCGCCTCCAGCCACTGGGCGAACTACCGCAGTGTTTTCAATGGTATTAGATTTGTTCTTTCCAAAACATTGTGTCCATAACGACACAGCAAGGTATGTTTTGAGTTACTCAAAACCTTTCGAGTTACTCACCAAAAATTGCCTTATTATTGGTAATAGTTCTCCGAAGTCGCTCTATTTAGACAACAACCAAAATGACACCAGAGAGTACAAAAATAAATAAAGTCATAAATCAAAATCCAACGTAAGTTGTCTATCATCTGCTTTTTGCTTTTTGTATCGTTTGGTATCTCTTTGAAAACATTGGTCATCAGCCCAAGTTTGTACACTTTTCACAATGTATGTGTTTTCTTCTTTTACTGTAGCTTCATCTTCAGCTATAATACGTTTTGTTTTAATTTGCAACGTACATTTTATAGTCGTGGCAGAACCGAATTTTATTTCATTTGCGTAAACCTGTTTCAGAAAATCTTTATCCTCAATTTTAAATGGAATTGTTTTCCCAGAATAGATACCATTCCAAGTTTTACTATGTCCTTTTTGTAAAACAGGTGAAAGTATGGCTATCGTCGTTCCTTCTATCGTTTGAGTGTCCTCTGAACTTTCTGTATCTATGATATGCGTATGGAAATCTCCTCTACATATATTTGAACAGATTGGTTGGGTTTCTGGTTGCTCTGATGACACTTCTATCCTTTGTATTTGTTGGTCATGCTCTGCTGCCTTATAATAGTCACTTATTATTTTCTTAAGTTTTTTATCATGTGCGACTAATGCCAATGCTTCTTCTTTACAGAAATTACCATTTTTGATCTTTTCTACAATGTCTAAACCTTTAAGAATATCATCTCTGACATTTGTTTTCTTCGTAAAATAATAAGTAATGAAAGCTACTACAAAATCTCTTATTAAATCTACTAAAGAAGAATCTGCTATCTTTATAAGAAATTCATCAATGTAGCCTCCTTCATTGGGTACAGAAACTTCAATCTGAAAGTCACCTGTGTATTGCTTTATAGCATCCAATGCACGCAAGAAATGTCGTTCACATTCATTATGAACTTTTGCATCCATGACATGTATACCTTCTTTGCTGAGAAGATAGTGTAAATGTATCTTGTAATCTTCTAAGTTTGTTGCCATACCTTTTCTTATTATTTTATCCTTATTCTTTATTTAAAATGGAGTTTGTATATATCCACTTATAGATTCATTCACCATTGAGTAGTCTTGCAATTTTTTCAAATCTTCAATATGACTTATCAAGTTGTCAAAACTTGCAAGATTATCCATTTCCTCACGCCTTGCCTTGCTCAGCTTACAAAACTCCTCTTCCTGTTCAAGCCCCGCAAATCTTCGTCCACAAAGATTAGCAGCAATTCCAGTCGTTGAACTTCCACTAAATGGGTCAAGAATCCAATCACCTTGGTTGGTTGATGCAAGAATCGTTCGGACGAGCAAACGCAAAGGTTTTTGTGTTGGATGTTTGCCACAAGTCTTTTCCCAACGACCGATTGCTGGCATTCGCCATACATCAGTCATTTGCTTTCCGTCATTCAGTTCTTTCATTAACTCGTAGTTGAACTTGTGAGGTACTTTCTGCATCTTCCTTGCCCAAATGACGAATTCGGTAGAATATTTGAAATACCTACATGAGATGTTGACAGGTGGGTTTGTCTTCTCCCATATGATTACATTCAGAATCTTGTAGCCAAGCTCTGTAAGACAATTTGCCACAGAAAAGATATTGTGATAAGTGCCACTTATCCATATCGTACCGTTGTCTTTCAACTTGTCACGGCACAAACGCAACCATTCCATATTGAACGACATCATGTCCACTTGCGATTTACCTTTGTCCCAATCCCCTTTATCAACGCACACGACCTTACCGTTCTGCAACGATATTCCACCGTTAGAGAGAAAGTAAGGAGGGTCGGCAAAAATCATGTCGAATTTAAAGTCAAACTCTTTGAGAAGTTTGAAACAATCTCCATGGGCAAGGATGAAGTCGTTGTTGGATGATTTATAGTATGATTGTACCATTTGAAAATTCCATATAATCTTAGTTCTTGGTGTCTTGAAGAATCTTATTTATAAAATCTTGCAACGTGTTTAGATTATACACATTCGGAATTTCATCATAAGCCTCGTTCAGTTGTTCTTTAGCTTTTTTCCATCCAATTCCATCTGTAATCCAAACGAACTCAAACCCTTCGACAGAATTTATTTTCTTGGCAACATCCATGTACGAGCGTGGAATTTCCGTAACTTTTGAACCTTGCGTTCCATAATAGTTTACTTCGACCAAATATTTTTTGCTTGGGCATGAAATAACAAAATCAAATCTTTTAGAATCCTTTCCTAATACTGATTTTATAGCAGGAAATTTCTTTGATTGAACTTCACGCTCATAAGATATATTTGCCTCATCAAATTGCTGGGCGATTTTGGAGGCCATGATTTCTCCGATACGATTTTTCCGTCCATGAGTATCAAGACCTGTTTCTACACCAAAAACATAGTCAACAAGATTTTTAATGTGTTTGTCTTGTAGAACTGTAAGCAATCCAGAGTCCTCAATAAACTCCATGATATGGTCAACACTATCAAAATAGTTATATACGAGACGCTCACTTCCGTCACGTCCCCATCATATTTATATATTGTCTTGCTTTCATATCGTCTTCCTCCCCCCTGTTAGAAAAGTTTCCACACCAATGTCACACCGGCATTGATGGGACCCCACCAATCCTTTGTCTCGTTTCCGCGGCGCACGCGCACGCCGTCGATGACTTCATATTTTTCGAAATCGACATTCAGGTAGCCCAAACCGAGGTTGAAATCAAGATCTAATGCCTTGTTCAGCCGCAGCTGATAGCCGGCGGTGATGCCGCCACCCATCAGGTCGCCCTGCTTGCCTGTTTCGGAGAGCTTGTAGTTGAACTGTCCAGCCTTGAACATCGCGCCCAGATACCAGGCTTTCTTCTCACCCATATAGTAACGCACTTCCGGAGCCACTTCCCAGAGTGCATAGCGGCGGTCTTTGTCACTCCAACTCCAAGAAGTCCATGAACCGTTTACGGCAATGCCCCACGACGGGCAGATGCGCCATTCCACGCCAAGATCTGGTGTCAGGGTAGCCCAGCGCAGCAGGTTGGCACGCAGAGAGATATGATGATCATTTGTAATTTTGGTTTCCGACGGCGTGTCGGCAAGTGTATTTTGTTGAGCGGCTTTCTCGGCTTCTGCCTTTTCTGCAGCAAGTCGGGCTTCTTCCGCTTTACGT